TTTCAGATTTTGTGTGAAAAACCGATCTTGGTTCAATATTTCCCAATATGTTATACTTAGTACTATTTTTAAATGGGAATAGTAAGGCGGCGCCGCCTGCACAAACTCCTAAAATATTCTTTATTTTCATTTTAATTTAAATTTATGAAAGAAAACCTATTACCGTATTACCCATCTTATTATATTAATGAAGATGGTACTGAAGTATATCGAAAGAACTCATTCATTAGTAGTAAAGGCAAGATTTACCAAAAGAACAAAGGGTCGGATTGGTATAAACTACGTATCAAAGTTTGTAGTGATGGTAGACCTAAAGTAAATCTTTGGAAAGACAATCATAGAGTTAAAGTAAGAATTCAGAGGTTAGTAGCATTAGCTTGGATTCCAAATCCAGAAAACAAACCGTATGTATGTCATAAAGATAACAATCCTCTAAATAATCATTATAAAAATCTATACTGGGGAACTCCAAAAGAAAATGCTCAACAATGTATTAGAGATGGTAGATTCCATTTTAATTCTGGTTGGAATGCTTTTTCTGATAGAAAGAAGTATAGAATATATAGATTTATGTTACGTCATCCCGATTATACTGCTAATGAGATTGCTAAAAAATTTAGTACTGGGAGATGTATGGTATTTAAAATTAAGAAGAAATATGGATCGTAAATCCCACATACTCCCCATACCCTTAGTTTCTTCATTTCTTGTAACTTCTCAATTTAATGTACTTAATCCAAGCAAATGGCTTACGGTCTTCCAAGTAACTCAGATACTTATCATTGTTGTGGGCTTCTTCTTCGAAACTTACATCATGATACCTTTCATTCTGTTTATCCCACTTGGCAAAGCACATTATAATTAGGTATTCAATAACATACCAAAGGTAGAAGAATCCAAAAGTCAGAGCCACTACCCACCAAAAGGATATATCAAATGATAACCAGAGTATGATACCAAGTATCAAACCCACTATACTACACTCAATCTGCTGTATCTGATGAATACACTCATGATTGATATCATCAGGTTTACACTCTTCTACTTTGTGTTTAAAGAATGAATTATACACCAGAGTAATTGCTTTGTAACTGGGGAAAAGAAATACTTTTGCTACCCAGCTGTTAAAATGACATCTTTTCATAATTTATCTTTGAAGTTTTCGTAAGCATTTCTTAGTTTTTGATCGTAGGCATTCTGGGCATACCCGGGACCATTGTATTTTCTGGCAAAGCCAGCCCAGTCCTTTTCTTTGAGATTACTCAAACAACCAGAGTTTTTCATGAAATAGTACATGAGTTCTAGTTGATTTGCATGAGATTCTGACATCTTATGAACGAATTCGAAGACATCTTTACATTCACAGAGGTTGTGATTGAACCCACAAATCTGGAACATACCCCAACTTGCAGACTTCAATGCACATTCTTCGTCAATTTCTTTGGCTAATTCGAGTCTCTTATACTCGTGTACACCTCCCAAATACTTCGATTTATCCCATTTAGGGAAGAAAATCGTAGAATATCTCTTACAAAGGTAAGCTAAATCTCTGTCAGGGAATTTCTTATGTACTTCTTTGTACATAATGTGACCCTCAAAGAGGATTTGAGGCCTACCATCAGCTAAAAACCCATCTCTACCTGCTGCTTCTACCAATTGAACAGCCTTCAATAGAGCAGGTTCTAGACCTAAGCGAGTAGCAAGGTCTTTAATCATTTCATTTGTTAGTTTATCCATAACTTATCAGTTTTAATGGTTCAATTTTAGTAACAAAAGTATTGCTTATAACCCATTTTCAATATGTTTAGAGGTTCTATTATCATATATAACTTATAAAATAATGCAATATGGACAAGAAAAATGAGTGCCAGATATGTGGCAAACCAATTAATTTAGAGGAATTCGATGAAACTAGAGAGATTCCCCAACTTATGGCAAGAAAACAAGTTTGTTTTAAATGTGCTTTTTGGTTTAATCGATTAGCTTATGATAAAGAGCTTGAGAAAGAGGGTAAAATTGCGGTAATTACTCCAGATTATTCTCACTGGGTAACTAAAATTCCCGGAAATATTTTAATGGTGCCCTCGGCTTTTGGCGGTATTTACCAAACTAAACTCCAACCAGTAAACACTCTGGGAGTTATTGATGAAGATAAAGAGAAACTTTTCATTATCCGTTATAATAACATCGCTCACCAGGGCACTATACCAGAGCATCTAAGAGATGCTTTTAAAGTAAACGGAGTAATTCTATCTCCACAGGAATACAAAATGCTAGAAGATTACCGGGGCAATGCCTATGAATTTATTAAAAATATGATTGATAATGCAATAAATAAGAAATAATTTCGTATATTTGCATAAAGAAAAATTCTTAATAAATAAAGATATGAAAAAAGAAAAGAAAGAAATCAAAAAGCTTAAAGAGGGGGATGAGGTTCTCTTCACATTATCTGGAAGATCCATCATTGAGAAAGTTACAGTGGAATCTATTGATAAAAAAGGTGGATTCGCAATGCTCAGTAACCGAGTAAAAGTTGCAAGAACTCTCGGTCCTGATAATACATATCCAAGGTTGGATGGGCAAAAAGGAGATGTTCTTCCTCTCACAGAAGAAAATGAAAGAGTATTCCTTGCATATAAGGCTTATTTCTCGATTAAGAGAAACATAGAGTTACTTGATAAGGAGATGAGAAGTATGAAAGATTCGAAAGCTTTCGATATGATGATTGAATTTGATAAGAAGCTTACCAAGATTATTAACAAATACCTCAAAGAACAATGACTACTGTATTAGCGATAATTTACTTGGTATGTTTGCCATTCACGGTATTTTTTGTAAGGGCTTGCTTGGATTATTTACCCTATACTCACAAAATACACTCTATCGTTTTATTCACCTCGGTATGGATAGTATTACCTCTATTTCCGATTTATCTATTAATCAGATACATAAAATACAAATTACTATGAGATACTTTTTTGACAGAGATGGTAATTATGCTGGGACATCAATGCAAGGGTGGGAGATTCTTCTCCTACTCTTGTTCCCAGTTGCTTTAATAATCTTCCTCGTATTCTTACCCTTCTATGTATTTCATAAATACAGTTCTAGAGAAGAGGATAAAAAATACGAGGAAGAACATCCAGAAATACTAAAAGTAGATTCTTATATTACTTGCTGGTATCCCTGGCATAGATATTCTGTTGCATATACTTTAGCTTTGATATTTTGGGTAATTGCTTTTATAATTGGGATATTATCTTAATACGGGTATTAAGTTGGCTTTTGGCTTGCCAAAGCCCAATAAAAATTCAAATCTAATGGATATTTTTTAGTGGGGTTAAACCTACTGGAGAGTATAGGAGTATCATTGCTAGCAGAGGGAGTTGAAATTTTTGTAAGAGTATAGGAACCCAATCCAGTTGTTTTTATTGTAAAGTATGAATTACTTGGTAAATTGTAGTTAGGACTAAAAGCATTACCATTCTTATCGAGGCAGGACCAAGATAGCATGTCGGAATTTACGGGGTATGTATTATCAATATAGACATTAATAGCATATCTATTTTGATTTACTATCCAATTCTTATAGCTGTTATCATCAGCCATAGATCCACTTTCGCCACTAATATTGGTGGTAATATAAAAAAAAGCATCTGTGTTTACTCCATTGATGATTATAGGATTAAAACGTATTTCCCAATATTCTTTTTCTTCGGGAGTAGTAAGGTGTAGACTTATTTTATTACCAGATTCATTTTGTGTAAGTATACAAAGCCCAGAAGTACCGTCATTTTGTGCAGTAATCTGAATACTATTGTTACTTTTGTCTTCCTTCAGAACATAGTCCGGGGTATTGATGCTAGCAGAATAACCAACTTCAATAACCCCGGACAATTTGCCATTTACATACTTACGCTTTTGAGATTGTATTGTCCATCTCTCAGAGTTTCCCTGTTTTATTTCTGCATATACATCTTGGGTAGATCTCCCCCCCCCTCCTAATTTAAGAACTTTATTTTCCATAATGTATAATGTTTTTAGATTGATACTGTTTCTCCTACACTTGGTACTATAAATGACCCCTTTAATGTCCAGTTCCATATTTTAGTATATACAGCTACTTTATCTCCAGTAGTACATTCTATTCGAATACCAGGTTCTGAGTCATTGGCAGAGAATGGAATAGGTATAGTAGCAGTACCAGTTGCTGAGAGACCCTGTATATATACATTATCTGAAGATGATGTATTCTGTGGCTTAGCTCCCTTGCCAAAGAGATAGTAGCCTGTACTTGTGGGCAATCCAGAGAGAGTGAATGTTGAAGCCCGTGACTTCTGAGTTACTGGTATACTCAAGTTAGCATCCCCACAGGTTAAGAAGATATGCCCTGAACGGTTCAATCCAGTTTGATTAATCGATAAAGCGATCAGGGTTATCGTGTAATGGTTCTCAGGAGTATCCGCTGAGGCAATGGATGCTGCGCACCAATCGGGAGTACTACCCACATTGGGAGTTTCTGGCTTTTTAGACCCATCACTACCATTTAAATATGCCATCACAATAATTTGAGCAGTATTACCTTTATCACCACCTAAAGGCAATGTGTTTGAAACCATTTCTATGTATCCAGTATAGGTAACATTGGATTCCTGAGTAACTGTGAGATTGATTTTGTTATCAGATTCATTCTGGGCAAATGTCAGAGTAGTAGACCTTGAGGACCCAGTATTTTCTGAATAGTTAATTTTTACATCTAAGTAACCATCTCCAACGGTAACTCCTCCCCAAATAGCCCAACTTACGGAGGCTGAGCTCAAAGTACAAGAGGGTGTAGAGGTTGAAACTACTTTGCCATTTACCAGTTCCCTTTTGAGGGAAATGATATGGTAGGTTATAGTACCACCCTCTGAAGATACAGTATCTGTACCTGTATCTGTAATTGCACGTGCTAGTTTGAGTAATGTTTTTTCTTCCATATCTTTATAAGTTTTTGGTTTATAGAAAGAACTTTGATATTGTAATCTGCCAGAGGGATAAGGTGGATGAGAGCCAGGGATGTTTTATTCTCTGGTTTCTCTGTGTGTTATGTGTGTGGTGTGGGATATCTAGGTATGCCCTTAATACGAGGAGCGATTTTTGTGGGGTACTAAAATGTGGCTGGGAAGTTCTGGCAGAGTCTTATCACGAGGAAGGTAAAAGTTGTGGTACTGAAATGCGTATTTGCTTTCAAGGTATCCCTTAATGCGAAAGCTTCGAAAGTTGTGGTACTAAAAGGGGAGTACGGTTACGTTAAATTTAACATTTAAAAATAAAAAGTAAGGGACAAACATTTTTATTTATCCCTTTGCTTTCTTTTTTAGTCCTCAAAAGTTTCGTTATCGTCTTTTAAAATTTCTTTTATATCTTTATAGCATTGAATAACTAAATAAGCTATAATTACAAACAATGCTATATTAATAATTAAATATTGTGTAAATACTGCCATATCTTTATAAATGATTTATTTTAGTTAGTAGGGGAAATATTTCCCCTACTTTAATTTTGTTTTACTTCAAAGATTTTTTTACTATTTCGAGACCTTTTATTAATATCGCTTTCTTTTCTTCTTTAGTGTTTTCGCTTGCAATTGAAGAAAAAGAAAAATCGTTTATTACATAGACTTGTTTATAAAAGTCTATAAAGCCCTCAATTAGTTTTTTATCTGCATTGTTTGCAATCGTTGAAAGAAAATTGAAAGTTACGTTTCTGAACTTTTTGCGTAACGATTTGATTTGCTTTTCGTTTGCACCCTCAAAAAGTTCTTTTTTATAAATTTCTGTTTTTGTCCCTAAAGCTGTTTTAAAAAGTCCTTGATTTTTTTCTTTTACAGACTTTAAAACGTCTAAAGCAATTAAACTATTTGCTTTACTGTTTGCTACTGCTTTTTCTACACTCACTTTATTAATTTGATTTTTCATATTAAATTGCTTGAAAGTTTTATTATTAATTATTTTTATTACCTTTTCAAATAGACTTTCAAGACTTTTTTAACTATTCTAATAAGGTTTGTTTCATTTCTGTATTGCAAAGATAAGAACTATTTTTTAATTAGCAAAATTTTTAAAGAAATAATTTCTTAAAAAGTTTTAATTAAAAATTTATTCAAATATCGCTTTATCTTTTCGACATTGCAAAGATACGGACTTTATTTTAATCTACAAACATTTTCAAGAAAATTTTTTGAGAAAATGAATATTTTTATTTTCAAAATTATTTTTGTGAAAAATTCATAAAATAGAAAATATTGTGCACTTAATATTTGCACTTAATTTTGGGGGTTCACAAGGGTAATCTTCACACGCCTTGTAGTGGGCATATATGATATGTATATGGATAATCCTATATGGCTTATGCCTGTCCTCTTGAGAGTGTATTATATACCTGTATATTGATAGGGCCATTAATGGACTAAGGTGATAAAGAATTAAGGCCGATTAGCTATATCCCTATTATTGCCCTCTAATAACCTATTAGGTCCTAATTCAATAAGGCCATATAGGGACTATGGTAAGCCTATAGAGATTAGGATAGCCTATAAGGGCTTACTAAGTTAGCGTAAGTAAAAACCCAGGTACCTAAGTTAGGCCTGGGGCAATGTGTTAGTATTCGCAATATTCTCGTTCAAGGTATATATTGAGATCCTTGAAAAGTTTTATACCAGGTATAGGGCCATCATTTCTGCCCCAAATCTCAAATTCGATAAATTGGGTCTCATAGCCTTCTATATCTGAAATAGAGAGAAGATAGTTCTGGCTTGGGTCAAATTCTTCAAGGAAAACTTCGATAGTAGCCTTAATCCTAATAGGGTGAGTATTAGTAATGCCCTGTACGATTTGTGTTAATCGGTTTGATAATTCTTCTGTGTTCATAGGTAATGGGTTTTAAGTGATTATTATTTTATTTTCTTACTGCAAATATAAGAACAATATTTTAATTATGCAATATCCTTGATTGCCTTCGTAGGTTATTAAGGGCCTTGAATTATATTTGCCTTAGTCCTTGAGGCCATGAATGGAGTAAGGCCATAACACCATAGGTCCTAGAATTAATGCCAATATTGCTAATATAAATACTTAGCCAATAACTGCAATAAACTCTAGGACCTTATTACCTAACCCTTTATAATTACCTTATCAATATTAATTATAACCTGGTCACTGTGTTTATCCTTACCTTTCTTTAATAAATAACCTATACTACCCATCGGTATAGTATATTCTTTAACCAATTCATCCCAAGTTTTATAATTGGCCTTCTCCTGTATGGCCTTAATGAACTTAGGATTATATTTCCTACGTTTCTTATTAACTTTCCTAATGGGTATATAGGTAGGTTTAGGGGTACCCCTTTTATCTTCCCAAGTATATAGGTTAGGGAATAGTTCGGCAAAGTATTTCTGAACAGTGATACCTTTACGTTTGCCTTTAGCATCGATCAGTTTCATATGACGTTTTACCTTAATGAAGTGATTGGTTGTTTTGTTCTTAATCCTACCATCTGAATAGAATCGGTAGGATGGAAAATCCTTGTGGGTTCTGTGTTTCATATTTACCTTGAATTTTTAATTGATATGTATTATATAATAATGCTTGGTAAGGTAATTCGGATAAGGTAAATAAGAGGCCATTAGGGGACGAAAAATTATCATCACATAGGCCTTTTTGAGTTTGCCTTTAAAGTGTGTAGTAGAGCTATATGGTATAGTGGCTATATAGTGAGTTGAGTGGCTTTGTATAGTGGTGGGGTTATCACTTGCCTTGTTTGCCTAAATCTCCAAAACCCCCGGCGAGGTACCTTGATATATGTATTTGGTATTATTATATTAGTAGATGGTATATTGGTTATAGATGGGATAGGTATTATATTATGTACCTTAATTAGGTATTATGTAACATAGTTAGCGTTAGTATGATTTTGTTTTGTTTTTGTGTTGGGTAGTGTGGGAGGTACCCGGTATTTATTCCAGGTACCTTGTGGGTATTTATTCGATTAGGTATACCTGTATGAAGGCATATACTAAAAGGATTACGATTAAATTCATTCTGTAGATGAATTTCTTTGTTAGGTAGGCTTCTTCATTTAGGATTAGAAGCCAGATTGTTACGATGAGTAGGATTAGTGATTTCATAATTTTTAGTATTATTATATGTACCTTGATATAATCCTATATGTGTAGGATACCAGGATTAGTGATGAGGTGTATAGGGTTAGGATTATTAGCTGTGAGATGATATACCTTATTTTGTTTGTTGGGTGGGTATGCTTGTGGGCTTGGTATATTTTCTCATTGCGTATGAGGATGAGGATGGTTCCTACGGATAGGATTATTCGGATTATGTGATAGAGGATGTTCATGGTAGTGATATTATATCGATTATGGTTATATCTCTTAGTGAGATTTGTAATATTTCTCTTATCTGTAATCTTATGTGTTCGGAGTGGAGGTGGTTGTTGTTTATCTCTTGGTTGGGGTACCTTAGATAGGTATTAAGTTCCTCAGTTCTGTATGGGATTACCATTTCCTCTGTGAATCCCTCTGTGTATTCTTTAGTGTGACCTGGTACCTCGAAAGATACTAGGAATTTCCCTTTTGTTAGCATGGCTCTATCTCATTGGTTAGGATTCTTATATCGGTAAATTGATTCATGTACTCCCTTTCTGAGGATATGTCAAGGCATTTACATGCTATGTAGTGACCGTACATGGATATACCTGATTCATAGCCTTGGTCCTCGTTTAGGAAGTTAGCTAATGGTATCTTGTCTACTGAGCATATCTTCTGATGACCTGGTAAGGTTTCTGAATCCGTATATCCTACAAAGTTATAAGTATCTGTATTATCGGTCAGGATAGCAAATA